CTCCTTCACCTATCTTAGAAGCTGAAAGTGCTACGTCGAAATTGAGTGTCGTTCTGGGGGCGACAAATCTTCCTACCATTTTGTCAGTATGTGTTCCTGGATTAGCCATTCCTCCAATTGGTTTAAGCTTTTCGTCAGCAATCTGTATGGCTTCAGCTATCTCTGAGATAGAATTGCTAATGAAGTCTTTCAGGTCCATAGGTTATTCTCCCGATCAAGGCATTGGAATGCTTCCCCGCCTAGTTGCGCAGTATCTTTTCAGAAGCGCTCCCACGAGCACCACATTACAGTCTGCGGCAGAAGCATTGCTTCAATCTACGGTGAACTGCAACACAGCTGTTAGATAACGTGAGGCATTGATAATCTAGGTAAGTAATGCTGACTTTGGTATGATGGTTTCAATGATGCTTAGAGGCGGAAATGAAGCTGTTATCCCGCACCCCGACCACCATGGCCGCACCCGTTGACGCCACCGACATGGCCGATCACCTGCGGATCACCAGCACCGAGGCGGCGAGCGCAATGCGGTTCGCTGATGTCGCGGGGCAGGAGCTGGAGCAATACATCCCCATTGCCTTGCTGGATCAGGAGATCGACGCACAGGGCCAGCCGGACGCGCGCGGCGTGGCGTTCCTGCCGATCGGGCCAGCACCATCACAGACACCCACCGTCGAGACGCTGGACGGCACGGCACTGCCGCACCTGTTCACCCCCGGACGCAACCCGCTGGTGACACTGGACGCGCCACACGAGGGCGAGATCCGCGTCACCTATCAGGCGGGCTATGGGCCGGACACCACCGACATACCGGCGGACCTGCAGCACGCCACACTCGACCAAGCCTTGAGGCTGTACGACATGCGCGGCGACACCGATGCACCCGCCACACCAGCACCAGCCTTTGCACGGATAGCGGCACGCTACAGGCGCGTAGGGATCGGCGGCTGACAATGGTCGCAGCAACACGCCATCGCACCACACGGGCCGCTCTGGGGCGCTGTGAGGCTGAAATAACCTTTATGCCGGGACTTTGCTGCACAACTGTAACCGGTTGCCAACTGTTCTTTTCTCTGTCCCGAAAAATCCGGGGGAGATCCTGATGGCGCGCGGTAGCAAAGACGCGCGGGCCGCGATCACCTACCTGTCCAAGCTGACGGTTCCCGAGGGCCGCAAGGCGGGCAAGCCTCTGCGTCTGGCAGGGTTTCAACGGGACTTCATCAAGGGCGCGTTCGCAAAGGATGTCGCGGTCGGCATCTTGAGCATCGGGCGCGGCAACTCGAAAACCGCGACGGCATCCGGGCTGGCGCTGGCGCACCTTGTCGGAGAGGTCGCACCCCAACCCAAGCGCGAGATCATATTCGCGGCACGCAATCGGGATCAGGCGCGCACGGCGTTCGGGTTTCTGGTCGGGTTCATCGAGGGCCTGCCCGAGGATGAGCAAGAGCAATTCACCATCCGGCGCGGATCCCGGCTTGAGGTCGAGACCGACATCAACGGCGGCGGGCTGGCGCGTGTGATCCCCGCCGATGGTCGGTCTATTCTTGGCGGGGCACCGACGCTGGCCATTCTCGACGAGCGGGCCGCATGGGAAAGAGAAAAAGGCGACAATTTAGAAAACGCCATCCTGTCCGGGCTGGGCAAGCGCGATGGCAAGGCGCTTATCATCTCGACGAGCGCACCCGACGACACCAACACATTCAGCCGGTGGATGGATGAGCCACCCCCCGGCAGCTACGTTCAAGAGCATCGCCCGGAGCCGGGACTGCCCCCGGATGATCTGGAAAGCCTGCTGATCGCCAACCCCGGCGCGCGGCAGGGCATTGGCAGCACCCCGGCATGGCTACAGGCGCAGGCCAAGCGGGCCATTGCGCGCGGCGGATCGGCCCTGTCGAGCTTCCGAAACCTTAACCGCAACGAGCGCGTGGCCACCGATGATCGGTCGGTTCTGGTCACGATCGACGAGTGGATGCAGGCCGAGGCTGACACCCTGCCCCCGCGCGACGGTCCTGTGGTTCTGGGCGTGGATCTGGGCGGCAGTCGCAGCATGTCGGCAGCGTCGGCATACTGGCCAGCGTCCGGGCGTCTGGAGAGCATCGCAGCCTTTCCATGCAACCCCGGCTTGGCCGATCGTGGTCAAAGCGACGGCGTGAGCGGGCGCTATCAGGAAATGGAGGGGCGCGGCGAGCTGCGCACCATGGGCGACACCGTGGTGCCCCTTGGCGCGTTCATCTCGGAGGTCGCGGGCCTTCTGAACGGGCAGACCCCGGCGGCAATCGTGGGCGATCGGTTCCGACATGCGGAGTTCGTCGAGGCGCTGCGCAAGGCGTCACTGGATCGTGTTCCTTGTGTCTGGCGCGGCATGGGCTGGCGCGATGGGTCCGAGGATGTCGAGCGATTCCGGCGCGCGCTGTTCGAGGGTAAGATCCACACCGCCCCGTCGCTGCTGCTGCGGTCGGCGTTCGCGGACGCCATCACCGTGGTGGACGTGTCCGGCAATCACAAGCTGGCAAAGGCACGATCGACGGGCCGGATCGACGCGGCGGCGGCAACGGTTCTGGCCGTGGCGCAGGGCATCCGGATGTCCGTCACCCCCGAGAAAAGCACAAGGATGGAGTGGGCATGAGGCGCGGCATTGCATCCGCCATGGATCGACAAATCCAGTTCCAGCGGGCCACCGAAACCGAAGATGCGTTCGGCGGATCGAGCCTTGTCTGGTCCGATATTGGCGACGTGATCCCGGCGCTGCGTGAGGACGTGTCCGATACGCAAAAGGTCCAGGCGGGCGTGTTCCGCGAGCGGTCCCTGATCCGATTTCAGGTGCGATCGAGTGAGTTCACCCGAGGCATCACCGCCGATGACCGGATCCAGCACGAGGGCCATCTGTACGGCATCAACGGCATCAAGGAGCCGCAACGCGGTCAGCGTCGGCAGCTGCTGGAGTTCTCATGCGAAGGGCCGTTGACATGACCGCGCGTCCGGGCCGGTGGGCACTGGTGCACCGGAGGTGGCAACCCGTTCGGCACGCTGTTCTGGAGCGCGACGGCTGGCAATGTCAGCACTGCCCGTCCCGGCGGCGGCTGGAGGTGCACCACAAGCTGCGCGTGGCCGATCGACCCGATCTGGCGTTCGATCCGTCGAATTGCCTGACGCTCTGCGCACCCTGTCACACCATCGAAACCAACAAGGAGCTGGGCAACAAACCCAACCCTGAGCGCGCCGCATGGCGCAAAGCAGTGGCCGAGCTGGTCACGAAACCATCGAGCAAAGGAGTTCAAAATGCTTGATTCTGTGAAGATCCAGCGGCGGCAATCCGAGATCCGCCAATCGCTGGCCGAGCTGGTCGGGAAAGATACCCCGTCCGAAGATGAAACCCGGTCCATGACCGATCTGGATGCGGAGTATCGCACCAACGAAACCCGCTACCGCGCGTCACTGGTGGCCGAGGATGAGCAGCGCAGCCAAGCGGCTGGCGAGCTGGAAACCCGATCGAGCCGCGAATGGTCCGACATGATGGCCGGTTTCGAGATGCGGCAAGTCGCGTTGATGCTGGACGAGGGCCGCCAGATGGACGGGCAGACGGCTGAAATCGTGTCCGAGCTGCGCAGCGCGGGCGGTTTCCGGGGCATTCCGGTTCCGTGGCAGGCGCTGGAGCAGCGCGCGGGGGAGACGGTCAGCACCGGCACGCCTGACCCGGTTTCCACCCGTCCGATCATCGACCGGCTGTTTCCTGATTCCATGGCCAGCGCCATGGGCGGGCAGATGATCGCGATCGACCAGGGCGCAGCCGAGTGGCCCGTGGTTACGTCGAGCGTGTCGGCAGGTTGGCAGGACGGCGAAACGGCGGCTGTCGCAGGGCCGAGCGTCTACGCGACCACCGATCGGGCCATGACCCCCGCCAACACTCTGGGCGTTCAGATGAAGATCACCCGGCGCGCGCTGAAACAGTCGGGATCCGCTCTTGAGCAGGCCGTCCGGCGCGACATGGCCGGCGCGATCGGGCAGGCGATGGACGCGGCGGCATTTCAGGGCACCGGGGCCAATGGCCAACCCCTTGGCGTGATCGCCGGGGCATCGACCTACGGCATCACTGAGCAGGCTGTGACTGCGAGCGCGAGCTATGCGGCTTTCCGCGAAGCTGTCGCGGCGTTCATGGTGGCCAACGCGGCAAGCGGTCCCGGCGCGGTGCGCGGGCTGATCCGTCCCGAGCTGTGGGACTTCCTTGACGCTACGCTGATCACCGGGACGGCGGTTTCGGAATGGGACCGGCTGACCCGGCAGATGGGGCCGATCGCCACCACGTCCAACGGGCTGGCAGCACCGGCAGGCGCACCCGAGGCCACCACGGCGCTGTTGACCACGAGCGCGGGCGGCGTTGCCCCGTTCTATGTCGGCGCATGGGGCGCGGTGGACGTGATCCGGGATCCGTTCAGCGATGCGGCATCCGGCGGGCTGCGGCTGACGGCACTGGCCACCATGGACATCACCGTTGCGCGTCCCGTGCAACTGCGAGTCCTGACCGGGCTGGAGCTGGCATAATGCTCTATGGCGCAGCACTTGGCGCGGGCCTTGAGCTGCGCGCCGAAAACGATGGAGGGTTCCGCTTGCGCGGGGCCTTCCCCTACGCGGTCGAGGCCGAGCTTGTGCCTGGACGGTTCGAGCTGTTCGAGGCGCGGGCCTTCGCGGGCCGTATCGAGGCTGGCGAGGATGTGCACCTGCTGTCTGGCCACGACTATCAGCAACCCCTTGCAAGCCGCGCGTCGGGTTCTCTGGACATCACCGACACCCCCGAGGCGCTGGTCATCGAGGCGCGGATCGCGGGCGGCACCAGCTGGGCGGCTGACTTTCTGGCAGCGCACAAGGCGGGCTTGATCCGAGGTCTAAGCCCCGGGTTCCGGGTTCCGTCCGGTGGCGAGCGGATCGAGCAACGCGGCAACGGGCTGCTGAGGCGCGTCATACGGGGCGACCTGTTCGAGGTGAGCTTGGTCACACGCGCGGCTTTCAAAGAAGCGCAGGTCGAGGCGCGGGCATGGCAGGCTGAAACGTCTTTGCGCAACGACATTCACCCCCTTAAACGCTGGAGGCTTTGACAATGGGTTTCATGGACCTTTTCAGGCGCGGAAAAGCTGGGGCCGTCACCGACCCCGGCACCGAAACCCGAGCATCCGGCACGGGCTACACGGCTGCAATCATGGCGGCGCGGCAGTCCTACATCTCGGGCAGTTCGGATCTGGCCGAGCTGACAAGCGCGGCGCAGACCTGTGTGAGCCTCTGGGAGGGCGTTCTAAGCGGCGCTGACATCACCGGCACCGACCTACTCGACCGGCACATCATGGCGCTTGTGGCGCGTTCTCTGGCGTTGCGTGGCGAGTTCGTCGGCATCATCGGAGACGGCATCACCCCCGCGTCAGACTGGGATCTGTCCACCCGCAACGGGCGTCCGGTGGCCTATCGTGTCAGCATCCCCGAGGCGGGCGGCGGGCGCACCGAAACCCGGCTGGCAGCGGAGATCATGCATATCAGGATCGGCAGCGATGCGGTGGCACCATGGACAGGCACGGCACCCCTGCGGCGTGCAGCCTTGTCTGCAAACCTGCTGCATGAGATCGAGGGCGCGCTGCGCGACACGTTCCGGGATGCACCGATCGGTTCGCAGGTTCTGCCCCTGCCCGATTCCAGCGCCGAGGACATGGCCGCGATGCGATCCGCGATCCGAGGTCGGCAAGGTCAAACCCTCATTGTCGAGGGCGTGGCGCAGGCGACGGCGGCGGGCATGAATCCGCAAATAGGCCAGCGGCGTGATGATCTGACACCGGATCTGCACCGGGCCGAGGCTGGCGCCTTGTGGAGCCGATCGCGCGGCGCGGTGGCCGAGTGTTTCGGGATCCCGGCGGCGTTCTTCAACGCGGCATCAACCGGGCCGGTTTTCCGAGAGATCGAGCGGCACCTTGTCACCTACACCCTGCTACCCATTGCCAAGCTGATCGAGGCCGAGGCATCGGGCAAGCTGGGCGGGGCCATCACCATCGACGTGGAGCGACCTTTCCAAAGCTGGGACAACGGCGCGCGGGCAAGGTCCATGTCGGCAATCATCAAGGCCATGGCCGAAGCCAAGGAGGCAGGAATCGACCCCGAAAAAGCCATGCGGCTGGTGGGCTGGTCGGATGGGACGGAGTAAACGCGACAAGATCCGATCCGCCGAGCGCATGGCGTGCACCATGGCCATCGTCGTGGTGCGGGACTTCCGCGATGGCACGATCCCGTCAAAGCTGGCCTATGAGGGCCGGTTCATCGCAGAGCTGCGGGCGCACCTGTGTCTGATCGGCTGGGCGTGGCCGGTGGCCGATCGGGCGGCGCGTGATGTCGTAACCGAGGCGCTACGGCTGGCACGGGCCGCGCGTCCGAGCTGGGGCGAGGGGCAGCGGGCTTATACCGGGCTGGGCGTGGTGAGGGATTCCGTCTGTCGGCAATGCGGCGTGGGGCTGCGCACGCGGCAGGCCCACTATTGTTCAAGGGTATGCGCGAAAGCATGGCTGAAAGCGTTCAATGCACAAGATCAAGCAGCCTGACCCGATCGAGATCGAGCCGGACGCATGGTGCGGCTGGTGCGGCGATCCCTTGCCGGAGCCGGAGGAACGGGTTCACAACAAGCGGTATTGTTCCGTCCGGTGCAAACAGTGGCACGCGAGCGACAAGAAACGTTCGCCGCGCATATGGCTGTCGTGTCCGATCTGCGGCACGCGGTTCTATCGGGAAAACCGCAAGCGGCAGTGCTGCTCGCACAAATGCGCAAGTCTGGCATGGCATCGACGCAAGAAGTTCAAGGGCTGACCGGCGCGCGTGGCGAATCTACACCAGATCCCCACCCGTGCGCGTTACCCCAAACGTTACCCCCACACCTTCGTCGGCATGATTTTCGGGCAATATTTGGTCTAAGTCATTGTTTTTATGGTACCGCCTCCCTGGCTTGAACAGGGGACCTCTGGATCCACAATCCAGCGCTCTGACCAACTGAGCTAAGGCGGCACTGGGCGGCGATCTATCGACCCGGGCGGCTGAATGCAAGCCTCTTGATCCCGCGCGGCCCGGTTTTCTCCCCGATTTTCTGGATGGGCGCGCCGCTTGCCAAGCGCGGCCCGAGCCGCTACGCCACACTCCACATGATGGAGGCGGCAATGGGCATAAATTCCGAAAGCGATATCGAGGCCAACCTGCAGATCGGGCCCACCGATCAGGGCATGGTGCGGCTTTATGTCGAGGCGCGGGGTGTCGAGATCCCGATGGATTTCACCCCCGACGAGGCCCGCGACATCGCCGCCGAGATCGAGGCGGCCGCCCGCGCCGCATCGGCGCGCAAATCCTGACACCGGGACGCGCCTCCGCACCTTTCCATTCCGCCGGGCCGGCATAGGTCCCGAAGGGGAAAAAGGACAGGCGCATGCTTCTGCAGATCACCGACCTCAGGAAATCCTATGACGGCCCCGAGGGGCGCATCGAGGTGCTGCGCGGCATCGATCTGTCGCTCGAAGCGGGGCGGACCCTCGCGCTGACCGGCGAATCGGGGTCAGGCAAGAGCACGCTTCTGCATCTCGTCGGCGGGCTGGACCGGGCCGATGCGGGCCGCATCGTGATCGACGGGACCGATATCACCGGCCTCGACGATGCCGGGCGCGCAATGCTGCGGCGCGACACGGTCAGCATCGTGTTTCAGCAGTTCAACCTGATCCCCTCGCTCGACGTGGCCGCCAATATCGCCTTTCAGGCGCGGCTCGCGGGCAAGCATGACGCGGATCGCGCGCACGCGCTCGCGGATGCGCTCGGCCTGACCGATCAGCTCGGCAAATACCCCGAAGACCTCTCGGGCGGCCAGCAACAGCGCGTGGCCATCGCCCGCACGCTGGCCGCACGACCGCGGCTGGTGCTGGCCGACGAGCCGACCGGCAACCTCGACGAGGCGACGGCGGCAAAGGTGCTCGATCAGATGCTCGCGCTGGTGGCCGAAACCGGCGCGGCGCTGATGATGGCCACGCATTCGCCCAACCTCGCCGCGCGGCTCGACGCGCGTGTGCATCTCAGCCTCGGGCGGCTGGCATGA